TGAGGAACCGTTATTAGCGGCTCTCTTTATTTGTATGGTATTAGCCATAGTATTCTCCTATTAGTTAAGTGAATGTACCACCGTCTAGAGCAGTACGACCAGAAACATGGATTTCGTTCCATGAATCTTCATCTCTGACGTACATTACGTCATCATCGGTATCATACCACATATTTCCCTCTACGGGACTTCCTGGGGCTGATGCCTGTTTTGCTTGTTGTCCAGCTACTTCTTCTAAAGCGGCTGATAAATTCTTTGCAGTTATCCCTGCTGAGCTATGAGTAATTTTTGTTGTATCTAAATTAAATGATTCGCTTGATTTCGCAGTAGTTTGACTACCAACAGATTTACTCGAAGCTGAAGTTGTTACCTTTACTGTTGTTGCCATTCCTTATCCCTAATCTGTTAATGTTTCTGTAGTTGCATACCTAGATGCTGTTTTACTAATATAGACTTCACCTTGAGCTATTCTACTATAAGAATCAGGCGTAGTAGATGTGTCTCTTTCGACCATTTCCCAATATCCATCAAAATCATCTGGTAAAAGTTGTGTCCATTGTGCATATAATACTAATTGAACTGTTTTAGTACCATCAGTAGTAACAAGTTTACCTCTATTAGCTACATTATTTTCAGTTATTTGAGTTCTATAAGGGTCTGCAGAAGTCCCATTACCATCAGTACTCCCTGCAAAATCAGTAGCACCAGTATAATCTTTACAAATTGTTACCATATAGCTTTTACCATCAGTATTATCATCAAGAGTAACAGTTATTTCATAATCTGCACCTTGCAATATTTCTATATTCGCAAACGTTTTTGTTGTTTCGGGCATTTACTCTCCTAATACAACATTATTACATCTGTGGAACTTGACTTCGTAGCACATATTGGATATGTGTGACCTTTTATCAACCAAAATGCAACATCTGAACCATCAACAGTTAATGTTACACTAGCTGAAGTTCCCTTCATGTGAACTGCTCTGCAAGCATCTTGAGCAGAGCCTGTGGCGACAACTGCTTTCACATAAGGCGAGGTACTTTCATCTACTGAATAGCTTTGTAGTCCTTTAGCCATAATTTACTCCTAAGTTAATTTTGCATATTCAATTGCAGGACCAGTGTCATCACCTGCAACTATATTTATTGTATTAGTAGGACTTGGAATAAAAATGCAATCTCCACTTCCTAAAGTACACATAGTGGTAGTGTTTGCTTTTACAGTTACTGCGTCTGTATTAGCAGTATCTTCATCAATATTATTAGTTTTGCTACTGTCAAAAGCTTTTCCAGTGTGCTTAATCCAAACTCCGTTGTCTCCACTTGCACCAACAGCAGCTGGGCTAGTCGTTGCTTCTATGTAAGTAAAAACACCAGCATCCCAAGCATCAACGGCTCCCCCCGCCCATGTTAAATTTGAATTTCCACCACCTAAAGTTCTTCCTATTTCAGCATCTACTACTTCTTGAGTAACTCCTTCAAAAGCACTATTAGTTTGTATTGGCGTTACACTAATTGAATAATCTATTCTTCCTGCCATAATTTATCCTTTACTTAACAGAATAAGAACTAGACTGAGCTATATGTATCTTATTCTTGTTGCTTTCATTGTCAGAAACTTTCTTATGAAAATTTCTCATATAATATTCTTTTCTTTCTAAATCCCCATCTCTTTCAGCCATCATAGCTTTTAAGTAATCAACAACTGCTAGAGAAAGCATTCTATTTAAATTTACATGACTTAATTCTGTAGGAGAAGATACGCCAACTGGGACTTGCGTAATAGTAATCAATTCACCTTTTGGCTCTGCTACAAAATTCCCACTTTTCCCCAACCCAGTGGAAGAGGTAGATGTTAAAGAATAATAGCCATCATTACTTACAGAACCTTGAACTCTTATTCTATCGCCTTGTGCAAAATTACCAAAATTCCCCATATTACTACCAGCGTCATTCACTTCTGAAATAAAATTATTTCCTGAAAAAGAAATGTGCTTAGAAGAATAGCTAACATTTGATGTTTCTTGAGATTCTTCAATAAATGGATTTTCAAGAGCAGTGTACTCAATTCTTATACCATTTGTAACATCTTCATCAGGGTAAAGAACATTTGTAACTCCATATTCTTTTACCACGCCACTTGTATCAATCCCCCTAGCGACACTTCTTGCAATTCTATATATATGAAATACTTTTCCTTGATGATAAAAAGCGAATGTTTTATTAGTATCGTAACTCATTATGGGTTTGTATCCTCAGTTACGCTTGGTCTACTAGCCAATCGTCTAATTTTTTTATATTTATTATCATCGTCAGTATCAAGTATACTAATACTAATAATAGAAATCAAATCTGTTGGCAAATAATAATCTCTTGTATTTTTTACAAGATTTTGTTTTTCAACTTTGCTAACAATATCTGTTGAAGATTGAATTTGAGTAATCGCATCTTTAATAAATGCAATAGAAAGATTTGTATCTCTAGTGTTTGCTCTTTCCATTATTTCTAATATAGTCATTATGTAGATGCTCCTTGCTCTGCTCTTTGACTTGATTGTTGTTGCTCTGGAGCTGTGATGGCACCAGTGATTGCACTTAATTCATTAATAGCCCTTTGATAAAACATCCCACTAGTTTGAATTGACTGCTGACTTTTTTGAGTATATACACCAGCAGCTTGAATATCTAAGGTAAATTGTTGCATCTGCTTTTCTAAGACTTTGCTTTCTTTTGCTAATTCTGCTTGGTATCTAGCACCTTCGCCAGTTATTCTTTGTCCTTCTTTTTGAACCTCAGCTTGATATGCTTGTAAAGATGAAGTAAAATCTTGAACAGCTTTACTTAAATCTGCTTGCCATTTTGCTATCGCAGTTTCTACTCTAGTTTTTTCTTTAGTTAATTCTGTATTATAATTAGTTATATCTGTGTTAGTTCTTGCTGCTTCTTTTCCTATTTCAGCTTGATATTTAGATATTTCAGATGAAAAAACTTGAACCTTCTTTTCAACTTCTCTTTGATATTTTGCTAATTGAGAACTCATTCTTGTAGCTTCTTTTTGAACTTGAGCTGAATAATTACCTACATCATTTTGATATTTATTTAATCTTTGACTTACTTTTGAAGAAAATTCTTCCAATTTAGCCTGTTCTCTTTGAATCGTAGATTGTGCTCTAGACAATTCTGAATTAGCTACGCCAATTGTAGCAGCAGTCATTTCAGAATCTTCATCATTTAGCCATTCTTGAGCATTATTGGTAGTTACGCTACCATCAATTAATTGTTGAGCTTTAATTAAAGCATCTGAAATTGAAGGAACATCTAAAGTATGCGACAATTCTGAAGGAGAGCTAATATCTATATCAGAAGTTGTAGGTGTAACAAAATCAGAAGGCAAATTAGTAGCAACAACTTCAATAGAAGGTAAAGATGTTGTTACGTTTAATCCACTAGGTAAACTTGATGTAATATTAATATCTACTGGAAGAGGATTTGTAAAACTAAATGTTGGTAAAGTACTTGAAATACTAAAAGTAGATGGCAATAAGCTTGATACACTAAATGATAAAGTACCAGACGCAACTGCATCTATTTGAGCTTTACATAAATCTCTATATACTGATGCTAATCTAAAATGGTCTAAGGAAGCAGCGTAGAATAGTACAATATTTTCATACTCTGCAAGAATCCAACTATCACTATTTTCATCTACAATTGGAGGAGCTGAATATACTATTACTCCTTTATCGCCTGCTTTTGCAGAAACTGAAGTAGCAGAACTATCTCCTAGCTTTGTATAACTAGTTGCACTACTTGAAGCATTGTAATCAGGGTCTGGTTTAATATATATCTTCCCTGATAATTTATAAAATTTTGGAAACATATTAGTTGCTTTAAGTAAACTTGATGCTTCATCAAATATATGAATATTTTTGTCAGGAGATTCAGCGCATACACGCTTTTTACCACTATCGTATCTGTAAACTGCTAATACTTTATCGTATGCAATAGATGAACCTGCTCCTATTTCACTATCGCCATTTTCAGCCCAACCATTAATTTCACTTTCAGAGGCAATAGTCCATAAAAACTTTTCAGGCAGAGCTGATAGCAAAAACTTTGAACCTGCATTAATATAAGGAACTAAATATCTAGACTTGCTATCGTTCCCTGTGATGTTATTTACTTTTTCCCAAATTTTCATTTATATCTCTATAATCTATGGGGGGAAATAAATCCCCCCACATTATTGATTATTTTAGTACGATTGAACAAATTGAACAACCATGTCACCTGCACCTGCACCTGAAGCACCATCAAACTCAATTTCAATTACATCACCTGCGTCTAAAGCAGAATCTGCATCGCTTTCAAGTCCTGATGCAACAACTGCACCTGCATACTGAGCAAGAACAGGTACTGTGCCTGTACCGATTGTATCTCCTGCACCATCTTTAACTGTAATAGCTGATGCTGCGGAAGTTACTGCGGTAGTAGCCACGAATGACATAGAGGAAACTCTAGCGCCATCAATAGGGCATACACAATATCTCTGTCCTGCAGAACCCATTCCAGTTACACCAACGGTTACGAAGGCACTTCCTGAAATGGCATCTGATTTGTTTTGTCCATACATTGGATTTTTAGCCATTATTCATACTCCTTTACACTGTCCAGACAGCATGGGCTTCGGGCATATGTATCTCGAGACCAGCTTCTGTTTGGATTAAGTCGACTCTACGGTCAACGCCACTATTTTCAAGAGTTTGAACACCAACGTAAACTGAAGTATCACGATTTTGTCCATTACCAACTAGAGGTCGGTAAGCACAATATCTCATATTGATACCAAGTAAGCCAATGTTAGTTCCGTCAAGGTGAATATTTCTAGCAACATTCATATCTCCATAAGGAGTAGAAATTGTTGAAATATCAACACCAAATGCTTTTCTCTTGCCAGTCATTGACATATCGGCACGAGCTAGTGAATTTCCTCCACCTGAAGTGGATTGAGTTGCACCATCAACATAAGGTTGAACTTGACCAAGATTGTTAGCAAAGTAACCACTTAGCTTATGTAACCAGTTGTAAACAGCTGTGCTACAGAAGAAAACAGTTGCGTTTGCATTGTTATAACGAGGGTCTAAGAAAGCACTCATGTCATCAAGAAAATCATCTTGAGCTTTAGTTGTGGTATCTAAACTAAATAAGTTTCCAAATCCAGTAATGTAGTTTACCACACCATCAGTATACCAAGCGTCATCTGAAGTTGAAGCAGTACCATTAAATAGTAATGATTGCTCAATATCAAACTTATGCTCGATAAGTTTTTCTTTCCAAACTCTTGCCCATTCGCTTGCATCATACTTAAGAACAGTTGCTCTTGCAGTATTATCCATAGCCATAGCAGTTTTCCAAATCTGGGTATTTCCATAACCAGTTTTGAAAGGTTGGTCTTTCCATGTTTCAGGATAACCACTACCTTGTTCGTGAGCAGTACCAATTACATAGCTTCTTTTTGGAGCTAATGCTTCTTGGGATGTGTTACCTTTACCTTTGTCAGCATCATGGTCATAAGTAGACTTTAAATTAGTAGGTGTTTTTACTAAAGCACCTTCTAGGTCTACCATATTAGACGTTCCAGAGGCAGTTACTTTATCTACTCTGAATACTGCGTATCCATCAGAAGATGCACTACCTGTCGAGCTATGACATGGTATTTTAACTAACTGACCAGGAACAAAAAATTCAGGCTTAGTGTCGCCAGAACCAATTTCAATCGCAGTTTGTCCATAGACAGAACCTGCGTTTCCTTTGTTCGACTTGTAATCACCTGCCATTGTTATCTTAGTCGTGTTAGCGTGTAAGTCCGCAGCTTTGGTAATTGTAGCTGCAGCGTTGCCATTTGTACCATATAGATACCCATAACGTTTATGGAAGGATGGTCTCCTCTCAGTAAATTTGAACTGAGGGTCATCTGTTGGTTTCTTAGAAAGTTTTGAAACTAAACGGAAGAAAGGGTCTTGTGCTATTGCCAGCTCAGAAACCCTACTTCCGAAGTTATACTTCCGTCTAAGGTCACCAGTCGAAAGACTACTGTTGTCATCAGCTACTCCCAAACCTACAGGTTGGGCACTCGCTAAATCAAATAAATCAGCCATTTGACTTATCTCCTATTCTATTTAGGGTTTAGCAGATGGCTAATAGTCTAATTCATTTAGCTATTAACCAAATGCGTTTTCTAGTTCCTTGTCAATCCCTAATATAGCATCAAAAACTTGGGTATCTTCAGAAGTTTCCACTTTTTTAGAACCCTGACTTGCAAGTGATTTTGGTCGTTGTTGGGTTTGTTGAACCTTTTTAACGGCTTCTTGACTTGCAGACCTAGCAATATTGTCTTCTCTTTGACCTCTGTTTTTTAAATAGTATATATCATCTAATGAAAGCGATTGATTGTCAGCAAATTGCTTAAAATCATTCCATTCAGCATCACTCATATTGTGCTTTGAACGAAAATCGCCGATTTGCCTTTCAAGAGTAAACTCTCTTTTTTGCTTATCGAGTTCGTTATTAAGCCTTCTTTGAACAACGCCATCAATAGTCCCATTTAAAACCCTAGCTGAATCACTATTAGGGTTGCTAATAGCTTCATCAGGGTCAAAGACAAAATCTTCACCAAGTTCCATTTTGTCAACCATACTTTTAGGGGCTTGACCGCCACCCTCAAAATAGTCTCTCACATGAGTAACTAAATTAGGGTCTTTACGCATTTCATCAAGAACGGGCATATAGGGTTCAAGTTCTTTCAATCGCTGGTTAAGGCGTTTTCCTTCTTCACTTGAATCCGAATACCTCTTTTTAAGAGTCTCAATGTCCTCTTGCTGAGCTTCGTCAACAACTTGAGTCTCCTCTTGTGTGTTATCACTAGGAGCAGTGTTAATTGAAGTTTCATTTGTGTCGGCATCGTCAATGATTCCACCGTTAACTTGTCTGTCTAAATCGGCAAAAAAGTCACGGGGATTATCGTCAGAAATAAAACTTTCGGGGGCAGAGTCTACATCGACTTCTGCGTTGCCTACTTGTGCTTCTTCCATTTTAAATAGCCTTTTTGTTAGTTAGTAATTTATTTCTCTTGCTTCTTTTCTTGCAAGTTCTTTTTCATATCGTCATTTATCAGTTTTCTATAATATTTTTGTTGAGCTTCTGTCTCTAAAACATCCTTTTTAACCTCCATAGAGCCAGTGTCAATATTATGTCTTATTCCTGCTTGTACTAATTGTCTACTTAGAGTTTCTATCGTTCCGTCTTTATCTTTTACTGCTTCATCTAACTGTTCGATTTGTGATTGCAATTGAGCATACATTGATTTTCTTTCAATAATATTCTCTTTTCCACGAACATCAGTTTCTGATAACATGGCAATATCATCAATAAGTCCAGCCTGATACCATCTAAAGTATTCTTCTAATAATGCCCATCTATTTATTGGCATTGAAGCACCTGCTACAATTTTAATATCAAATCTAGCAGTTGCATAATCAGACCACTTATTTATTTCTTCCCCATAATCATTGTATATAGGGATATTAATTCTTGTTTCTTTTTCAGAATGCCCACCACCAGCAGTTGGCTGAACAATTCTAAATACTTTATCAATTGTATAATGAGTTTGAGCTATTTCTTTAAATACTATACCTGTTTGCTCTAAAGCTGGTTCTAGTACACTCCCCATCCATGCTTTAATTCTTCGTGTACCAAATTCATCATTTGCAAGTAATCCTCTGTAAGTATCGGCTT